CAGTACGTTTAAATGACAAAGAGCAAGAATCTCTTAGAAAGAAGTGTGTAGAGCTCAATAAAATTCTGATCAATAAAAATCTACAGCCCATTAAAGATAGTGAGCTTGTACATATAATTCTTGATCAAGCTATCGATAATGTTGAGATATCAGCAAACGGAAAAGTAGTTGTAAGAAACTCGAAAGACCTCTAAAAATTCCGAAATATCGGAATAGAGTCCACCATTAGAAGTACAAAAAGACGTATAAAATTCTCAAATTTGAGACTAGAGTCCACCATTAGAAAGCGTGGACTCCTCTTCCGCCCCGCGGCTCGGTCGGTCGGGCGTCGAAGCTCCTTCTCCCTCCCTCACCGCTTGGCGTTCAAGATTCGCATAATGCAGATTGATGTTAAAAAGCCCCATGAGACGAACAATGTTCTCACTGGGGCTTAGTAACATAATCTGTGCACCACATTATGCGAACTTTCAGACACTAAAAAATATGCTGAAAATTTTATGAAAAATTTCAGTTTTTCATAAAATCATTTCAGCTTAAAAAGGGTAACTTAAGGGATATATTGATAGTCATCTTGTTGGTTTCGAAGATCACGATGAAAACTTACAATAAACTTGATAATAATTGCTACAGTCAAAAAGACCATAAATACAAGTTGAACCCAATCTGAAAATTGCATCATATATCCCCTTGTCAGAGTGTCTAGACTACGCCTTGAGACACTCAAATAACACGTTAAATCAGTTGTTATACACGATGTGTCTCAATTCCCCTGAAGACACTCTTTTATAAGACTACGTTACATCAAATAGACGGATTTTGTAATCAGAGAAAAGAAATTTAAATCTATGAAATAACTGCTGTTATTGGCTTTTCTTCTTTTGGCTCAGCCTTAATTGGTTGTTCTGGTTGTGGTTGATTAGCGATTTGCTGCTGTTCCTGCTTGAAATAATCAAACGGTCTATCACCCTGATCTATAAGCTTCTTACAGTCTGAGCTGCTTACATCGTGCAGAATCGTACCTTGTTGAGTATATGCAACATAGCGACCATTTTTCTTAACACAGCCACTAAAAACAGGCTTGGCAGTAACCTGATAAGAAACAGCCTTTTGAATCTGGTCATCATACGGTTTAGATGGGTTATATGAGACTTGATCTGTCGTTGTTTGCTGTGCAGGAGCTACAGAAGAACCATTTTTAGTTATATCGCTAAACCACTTCACGCATTCAGGTTTTTCAACGTTAGCAGCCTTTCTACATTCAGTATCAGCATTAAACTCTGATTTAGTAGTTGTAGCAGTCTGTGTGGTTGTAGATGTCTGATTCGGTGCTTTAGATTGAGCAGCAGGCTTACCAGTAACCTGATCGTAAATGACATTGTCTTTAGTTGCAAAATGGTAAAAAAGACCAGCCATCACAACAACTACAGCACCAATAAAATAGATAAATTTAGGTATACGCTTTTTATGCGTATTGATGGTTGTTGATTTATAAAGCGTAAAAATACGATCAGCAGGTTTAAAAGAGAATTTAGCTTCACAGTTAATCTTATTAACTAAAGCGTTTGGATTATCACGGGCCGAACCATATTGATAAACCTTTGGAGTCCACCCCCATGGGCGTGTGATGTGATAGTGACAACCAATCAACTCTTTTACAGCAGGATGTAAATAGCGTGTAGCTTGAGTAATGATATAAAAATCAAAACCTCTATGACGATGAACCGTTAAAGCCATGATCATAGGGTCTTCTGATTTTTTATTTTTATATGGTTCTACAAGTTGAATCTCGTCAATTACGATTACAGAACCATCTGGAGCATCACGCCAATCATGAATCAAAGGTCTAGTGTAAGGAATTTTACAGGCTTTGATATTTGTATAAATGGTACGTACAGGCTGTAATAATTCAAACTTTTGCGGGCCATGAATATCATTGATACGGTCAACAATTTCGTTATATCTAGTAGTTTTTTTAAAATAATCATCTGGACGTAAATCGTCAAATTCTTCATTTAAAAATAAAAAGTAATCTTCTGCTAATGGTTCAATAATCGTTTTACGGGCAGATCCTGAACCCTCTTCATAAGAGTAATAAAGAAACTCATCCTTAAACTTCTCAAACAAAGGTTTATTAAATTCGAATATAGTTTTGTTTTTACGTACATTAATGAAATTTGAACGTTCTAATTTATCTAATTGAGTAACAACAAAAGCCGTCTTAGATGCTCCAGGCGTACCAGTGACAAGATGTAGCATTTTTTATCCCCGTTATTGTTTCTTAAGTAAATGCAATGGAGAAGCTTGTCTAAAATGCTTGGTAACAATTGCACCAAGTACAAGCGAAAAGTAGATATCCAAACCAGTAACGCCAGCCATTTGTAGAAGCACTACAGGCAATTGATGAACAGAATTACTAAAATGAGTAATCATTGTATTTATTATTGCTAATGATATACCCGCAGTACCTAGGGTTATCCCTGCACCCTGTAAAACGTTCTTTAAAAAACCTTTTTGGGCACTAGCAAACAAGGTCGATAAACTAGCCATTTTCTCTGACTCCTGAAACGATATAGAGCGCATGAAGTGCCCCAAGAGCTACAACAATCGGATAAACAAAAGCAGAGATAGACTCACACCAGATAGTGAAATCAAAAGAAAAATCTAATGTTTGCCCATTCCAAGAAAATGAAAGCGGTATCTTTGCAGGACATGAGGTTGAGAAGCTGATTTGTGTATTAGGTTCTGGTTCAGACTGTACGTCTAAATCAAGAGTATTGTCGGTATTTTCAGGCTCTTTAAACCAGTTTTTAACCTCAGTCCATGTTTCAGAAGCAGACTTTTTACCAGTTTCCCACCAAGTCGTCATAGTCTGAGGAAATGAAATTACTGTTTGAGCCGCAGAACATACAGTCGGTGCCCAATCGCAAAAGACTGGAAAATTTAAAGTAATGTCAGATGGAGGAGCAGTTGGAGCCGTTGGGTCTCCGGTTCCTGTTGTTGGTGTAGATGTACCAGTAGCAGTGTTATTAGTTGGGAGTGCTTGAGTATTATTAAGCTGATTAATAACGTCAGTAGAAGGAACAATTTGCTTTTGTTCATCTTGTTCTAGTGCAGTATCAGCAACAGATGAAACATAGGCTTTACCTTCTGCTTTATCTGCTACCGCATCATTTAAAATCTGGGATGCTACAACATCATACGGTAAGTATTTTTCTTCTTTTTGTGGTTGTGCGTTTGGATTATATGCAGGATTTAAGACACGTTGATAACCCCAGTTAAAAGTCTCATTTGCATCAGTCGGTGAGCGCTTAATAACACATTTAGCATCTCTCATACCCACTTCACTTGTTGTCCAGTTATAGGGAGTTGCAGAAACAAGTATCCAACCATACCCCTGCGCATTCCTCGTACATTGATCAGTAGCAGCAGCAGAGTTTGAAGAAAAGTATTTAGTAACTCCAAATGCACCAGTTTGATAATAGTATTGAACAGATGGATCCTTCGGATCTGACGGATCACCAACTACGAAATATTTAACGCGATTATTTGCGGGATCCATAACGTAGTCAACGGAACCTAAAAGAGCTTTAATCGCTAAATCGACAGCAAGTACAGCACCAGTTCTAACGATCATTTTACTGACTTGACCAGCCGCAGGCGTAATCGCTGCTGTACCTTTGGCCGCATAGTTTTTACCGTTCAAAACGATATTTTTAGTACCGTCATAAAACGTGGTAGCACCTTGTACGAGTCGTTTAGATACAGACCATCCTTCACCTGCAACAGTCGAAGCACGGACAGCATTAAAAGGCATCATGTGTATGCTAAACATCAATAATATAGTTAGATATTTTTTATAACGACCCATGTGACCACCACTATTGTTATAGGTAAAATCCAATAAAAAATTGAAGCTTCTGGCATACATCACCCCAAAATAAGGAAGCCCCCGAAGGGGCTAGTTTTAAGCAGCGTTAGCGCCTTTATTAAGTTTTCGATACCCGATAATGATTGCGGTGATAGTCGCAGCAGCAATCAAAACAGAAATAATGATTGCTTGTGATGCTGTGAGCTGACCAGTAATTGCAGTCCCAACCTCAGTTAAACCCTCAGCATGTGCAGTACCGGCACCCGCAAGAATTAAACCTGTACCCGCAGCAAAACGACCACGGAACTTTTGGAACCAAGTTTTTTGATGAGTTTGTTGAGCGATTGGTGTTACGTTTGAATAAGCCATGATGTTTCTCCTATTTAGGCTAGTTTTGCAGCTTTCATAATGAAGCTGTAAGCGATCAAAAGACCGCATATCTTCGCTATCTCCTTTGAGATGGCGATAGAATCTGCTTGTGTTATTGCCAAGCCATTGAAGACTTGAGCAATTGATAAAGGCACATAAGCCGTACACGTCTGCACGTTATTAACGATTTCAATAGCTGAGCAAACGTAAACGTCCATGATCACCCCTGACACGTAGACATGTGAAAGTACAAATACTGCTTATGGAATAGAGAGAGACACTTAGGACACTCCACTTGATTATCCCCTAGCATTGCTATAATATTCATACTAATAATTCACGTAAGTTATTGATTTAATTGACATATTATACATTATACGAAGTGTTTTATTATTAACACTTTGATTCGTATAGCTTTATTACGCTGCTTCCACAACATCAAAATCCAAAGCTACTAATACAGCCTTTGGTTGTTTGCCTGTGAAATCCCAATCAAAGATCAACTTAGCTTTGTTTGGTAATTCCTGATGAAGATAATCATTGAAGAACTGAGCGCCTTTAATCTTGTAGTCAGTCGATTTAAAACCGATTGCGCCTTGTTCTTTTTCTTTTTCTGAATATTCTTGAAGTACAGTTACAACCGTATTTGAGAACTTGATTTCTTTACCAGTTGACTGATCTTGGAAATCACCCGCGGATTTACGGATACCTGTAACTGTCATAATTGGATGTTGTGTATTGTTCATTTGCTCACCTTTAAGCTACTGATTTAAATTGCGATACTGGTGGCTCATACCACTCAGGCAATTGTTGGGAAAAGTCGATTTCTACGAGCTTCATAAATGGAATGACGTTTTTAGCCTTGTTGTCATGCAAGTTCTGCAAAAATGCTTTTGAAAAGCCACAATCGCAAAGTTCAGATAAATGTCTATAAAACGTAGGTTTAGGAAGCATTTCTGCTAGCTTCTCTAAGCCATGTTCACGCACTAAACAGTACGTAGAATAAATATTTCGAATACGTGTTTGAGAAACCTTACCGCTATTGGTAACGACAACTGGCGAGTTAGATATGGCTTCCAAGACACTTTCATCATTAATCAATTTCACAGTTTGACCTCTCATGGCATCAAATATTCCGTGCGTTGCTTTAGTCCAAAGTGTTTGAAGTAAATCAGGATTTGCCTTTTGAAATGCTATAAGTTCATAAAGGTTCGTTGGTACTCCATTACGTTCAAGCCAACGTTTTTTTAAACGTGATTCAAAACGTAAAAGCCCGACCGTCCAGTTAATTAACCGTGAGTCAGACATGACATCGACAACTCGTTGAGCTGACTTGTCATTCTTCTTTGCCAGTTGCTTAAGTTCTTCAAACTGGGAAAGAAATTCATCATGCTTTAAATAGCATTTATGGTTTACAAGTCTGGACGTCTGGCCACCCCAATACACAGAGCTATCAAACCGCTTATTGGAAAGTCTAGTTTGACCGCTACTGACATTAGCCAGAAAGTCCAGAATCTTTTTAGCCGTTGTCTGATCTGACAACTTAGCCGAGTAAGTCACATCAATATGTGAAACCCAAGCACGATTCCAATCGAGCATACGGGTAAGAACTGGATAAGCCATGTGTAAGAAGCCGATCATTTCATCAGCACCCTGCTCTATGTCATCCGAACCAAAAACGTTATGACCTTGCAATAACTTTGCAGGTGAAGCCTTAATTTGTACGTAAGGCTCATAACTAGCATCGAAAAATACTTTCATTGCCATACCCGTATAATGAGTTGGCACACTTTCAAATGGATGAAATAAAGCAGCAGCAGAAATTGAACCATCGTCATTTTTATGAACTGATCGTGACGCAAGTGGAATTTCTATAGTGTGGAGATCGATATCTACAAAAAAATAACGCCCTTCCGCATCTACTGAGTAGAAGCTGGATTCAAATGGCGCATTTATGCAAATATGATCTAGCATGGGCTAATTACGCATGTATACAAATAACATTGA